CGAACTTCACGCCATTAATTACAAACTTTTCAATATGTATTGGTTGTTCTTTTATTACATTTGTTAATTGATTAACAATTTCTATAAAATCCTTTGAAGAAATCTTTTTAATATCTTCTACTGAAATATCACAGAATATAGATACCATCGCAAGACGTAAATAATTCTCGTCTTGACTTGATTCGCAACACTTTTTAAAATCAAAGAATTGCTTTATAGTTATTTCGTTTAAACTTTCTGGTATATTAATCTTCATATAATTATAACGTATTTAATTGATATTGTATTTACCTTTGTTTGGATTAGCTAATTGATAATACACTGCATATCTAATAGCATCTAATGCGTGGTTATAATCGTCAATAGGTGTATTGCTTTTCTTTTCTAACCAGCAATAATTATTTAGTTCTTTTATTACGTTGGTACTATCGGGACTTATTATTAGTTCGTAGTCTTGAAGTAATGCAATACCAGCACTAATTGAACCAGCACCCTTAACTGCTTCTACAATGTTTAAACCTTTACTTTTAATTTCGTGTATTAAACGTGGCTCTGCATTGTCTCCAATAATTAAATTGGTACCGCAATACCTTTTATTTTCGTTTATAATTTCAGTAGTTGTTAGTTTGGGTTTATACAAACATTCTTTAATATAAATCTTTTTATTTGCTTTGTCGATTGACGTTTGTATTAAAGTAGTCGGGTCGATTGAGAACCCATAATCTTGACCGTAAACAGATTTACTTATCTCTTTAAATTCCCCTATACTCCAGTTAGAAAAAACAACTCCCTCAGCTTTATCTAGCCATCCACCAAGTATGACGTGTTTATATTTCTTTTCATTAGTTAGCTTAATACGTTCTACTTCTTCAATAAATGAAGTGTCTAAATTTTCGTAGTTATCCAAGTAAGTGGTGTGTATGTATGTAGTGTCTTCAAATATTCCGTTAAATCCATCTTGAATACCTCTATCTTCAAAGAAACGTTTGTAAATCCAGTGTTCCTTTGTTGCTGGGTTTAGAATAAGTATAACTCGGTTTTGTTTTCCCTTTTGTCGAATAGATAAATTTATCTTGTCGAAAATTGTTTCATCTTTTAATTCCTCCGCTTCATCCAATATCCAAGTAGTAACCCCTTGTAAAGATTTAAGGTTAGCGGTTTGGTCTCCTGAACTTGTTTTGATACCTCTAAAGATAATCTTACTATTAGATTTTTTATTTACAATCTCTGTTTTATTAATATCAAAGAAACCGTTCAATTCCATTAAGTCAATCTTTTCTTGAAACTCTGGTATAATAGATAAGTGTGCGGAAGTCATTGTTTGACGGGTAAACAAAATTGTATGACTTGGTTCAAACGACAAAAGGTTGGCAAATGTACCAACCCCGAAACTCTTTGAACTTCCACGACCTCCAGTTATAATAAAGAAACGTGTATCGTTTTCAAATAACGAACTATATTTATTATTTAGTGTTATCACTATTTAAATTTAATAATATCTTTTAAATCAAAGTTATTAATGTTTACGTTTTGGTCTACCGTTTCTTTTGGTTTACCGAATATATGTTCAGCAATAAACAATTGTCCTCTTTGGCTTTCTAACAATGTATCTTTTACAAATGCTATCTTTGCTTCTTCATCTGTTTCTGTATTGTGTAATTGCTTTAAAGCAGTTAAAAAGATATTATTTACTTTTTCTTCATCTGCTTTAGGCGGTCGCCCTTTTCCTAGTTTGTTTCCTTTTTCAAATGCCATAGTTAAAAGTAATGTTTAAACATTCTAAATAGTGTTATTCGTTTTTACATTCCCATCTATAATTATGGTCTGGGCTAATAGGATAAAATCCAGTCCATATAGTTCCGCTTGGTTGTAGTGTTCCGCTTTCTTTAATTGAGCAATCTACAACTTCCCAATCCCCAGCGTTTGTAAATACGTATTGAAAGCCCCCAGTTACTAATTGGTTTTCGTAGTATAACTTCCTGCAATCACAACCTACAACTTCTGGTTCGGCTATTGGTTCTTCTGGCTCACAACTTGCAGCGAATGAAAATATAGCTACGATAAGTAATAATAATTTAGTTTTCATAATTATATAATTTAGTTAGTTGTTTTATAATTGAACCGTAAACACCCCCGCAAGTATTACAAGGTTCAATTCTTTTGTGAAATGAATTAGCGTATAAATCTAAAATAGTTTTCGCTTCATCAACAGTAATAGTCTTTTGTTCTTTGCGTTCTAAAAACGCTTTGAAAATTTCTTTATCTTCATCACTCATTTTAGTAACCTTTTTAAAAGGAAACATAGTTGCAAGATTTAAAACATCTTTACGCTTTGAACAACCCTCACATTCTTCTAGCCCAATTGCTTTTGTAACTTTCGAGATAGCGTCTCCAGCTCCTCGTATTTTTGGCTTTCTTCCCATACTAATATTTTTAATTTACGTTTTGTTTTTTGTATTAGTGAAATACTTATTTCTGAATTTCGAGCGAACTCCCTTAAACCCATAGTAGATGAAAAATGTATAATAACTTTTTCGTGCTTTTCTAATTTGTTATAAGCTTGGTCATAACATTCTTTTTTTAAATCATCAAAAGTACTACTTTGTTTTAACGTATTGTATTCGTTTTTGTTTACTAAATACTCAATAGTTTCTAAATCTTGTGTAAACTCTTTTTGTTTTCTTTTTTCTTCAATAAATATTGAACGTATCACGAAATAAATATAACCATCGTCAACATCTTTATTTATATCGTACATTTTCAAATACATATCTTGTACAATGTCGTTAGCTTTATCTTTACATTTGCACATATTATAAGCAATTGCAACCCATTTTTTATGATTTTCAGCTAACTTTTCTAACATTTTTTATGTATTATTTTTATTTAAAAGTTAAATTTGAGAATGTTTTTCCATTTTCAGAAACGATATAGTTTTTTCTGCCTTTGTAAAGCGGAATAATTTCACTTCCTCTATTATGAATTATAAACGAATAAGTTTGTTGTGAGAAATTATCGCTTTCAGTATCTAAGTCCGCAACGTGCTGTTTATTGTGATAATTAAAATATGCTTTTTGAAATTCACTATAATTCGAATCTCTTTCGATTACTTGGTAGTCTTTGCCTAAACATTCGTTAGTTTGAATATTGTCTTTAACTGTTCTAAGTGTGTACATATATGTATATTTTTATCAAATTTACGTATTATTTTTTAATTAAGCATTAAATCGAACATATTTTTATTTATGTTTCGAACTTGCGACCATTGGTTAGGTGAAATATTCTTTACAGGTATTCCCCAAACGTCATGCTTAAATACTTTATTTTTACGTAGGTACTCTGCAAGTTTTAGATTTGACATTAACGCTTTGCTTTTATCGAATTTGGTTATTTCAGTTGGTTTTTGCACATAACTAACACCATCGTTAAACATTTTATTATCTTTTAAACTCTTGCTTAACGCTCTTGTCTTCTTTAATTGCTTTTCATATTCTTTCAGACATCCTTTTTCTTTTGATTTAAAGCCTTCAAATATTAATTTGATACATTCGTCTGTTTTGAATAGTTCTCCTTTCTTAAGTAGGTTATAAACGTTATCTCGTCCACAACCTAACTCTTTCGCTACTGTCTTGTATCTGCTTGTGATATTTCCTTTTAATTGGTTTATTCTGTCTTCAGCATAAAACGCTCTTAGTGCTACGTATGGAATCGTTCTGTTCTTTTCTGTGATGTCGATACCGAATACTTTTTGTATTTCTTTAGTGTTTTTATACATAGTTACAATTTATTTATTTTATCGTATTTCTCTTTTGCTTCTTCTATTGTTTTGTGTCTTGAAATTGTTTGAAATCCGCTTTTATTTCTTATTCTAACAATAAAATCTTTTACAGGTGTTTCAAACACGCCCTCTTTAAAAGCCCAAGGTGTTGTAAATGTTTTATTATTCTTTTGATTTAATGAGTTTTTAGAATATTTCATAATATTTTTTTTAAAGTTTATTAATACGCTTCATATCGTTTTAGGTGTATATACGCTATTAAGTAGCGCATAGCGATGAGTTAGCAGAAATAAAATTGCCTATCCAATCTTTATACATTCTTCAAGGAAGCAATTATCATTCGTTTCTTCAAACCACACTACCTTACCAATAATGTGCTGTACTGTATAAGCATACCTGTTGCCCTTTTCAACCCTTACTTTATCGCCAACGGCAATTTTACTATCTGCTAACACGGGTTTTTCGTCAGCAGGGGTTTCGTTTAAATTCAAGTTTTCTTTTTTCATTGTTGTTTTATTTTAAGTTGATAAATCCGTTTTCATAAGCCCTACCGAACGCAAAGCCCGAAAACGTTATAGGCAAGTATTCTATTCATCTTCTCCAAGAAGATTTTTCTTAACTTGCTTAACATCTACTTTTATTATTATTTTATTTATCTCTTTTATTTCCGAATGTATTTCATCTCTCTTTTTTTCTAGTTCAGCAATTTTTTTAAAGGGTTCGTCATTTTCAGGATTTATCAAGAAATAGTCTTTTTCATTATATGATGATAATCTTTGTTTTTTACCGTCTTTATCTTCATACATAAAATCTCCATCTTTTCTGATTCCTATCAATTTTATAACCTCTCCATTATTAAACATTGACGGTTCTTTTTGAACTAAAATAGGTTTAAAACTATTGTTTTCTTTTATGTAATCATCTACAAATTTTTTAGTTGATGCAAAAGATTTTTTAGTAATATCTTTGTCGTATTCATTTGATATTGTATAAAATTCTTCTTTATCCGTATCAAAAAATATTTCCCAACCTCTGTATTCTGTAATTAGTGTTCTCATTTACATTTTGTTTTAAAAACCAATACCTGCCACTAACACTCGTTTTGTGCTATTACGGCAATTTTAGTTAATATTAAATTTTGTTGTTACGAACACGTTTTTCGGTAGCCGAAAATACTCCGTTCGCTTTGTGCCGTAACATCACAAAACGAGATAACGTTACAATTTATAAACCACAAAGTTAAAATCAAAGTTCGGCACGCTTGCGGGATTTGAATCGATTATCACATCAAAGCTATTTAGAGTTGCGTTCGTGTAGCTTAAATGTCTTAACTTCCCACATAGTAAAATTACGTAGTTATTATCGATTTGCGGAACGATAAACGTAATTCGGTATGTTGTGTTATTAATCTTTGTTGTCGTCGCTCCGAAGCCTTTTAAAAGCGTTCCAGTGTTATCGACTACGCCCATGCAACTCGTTGTGTATGGAATTGTATATTGAACGCCTATTGCAGTTGTTTCTACCGTTCCTAATGTTAGGCTTCTTACACGAGCTGTTCCGTTGACATCTAAAGTAGCACTAGGATTAGTAGTGTTAATTCCAACTTGCCCTAATGAGAACAAAGGGAATAATAAAAATATTATCTTTTTCATAGTTTATTTTGTTATTTCTTTTAATTTGTTTTGGTATGCAATATGAGCATCTATTTCATTTTCAAAATATCCTAAAAAAACTTGTTTTTTATTTATATCTATCTGAGAACTCCATTTATTATTTCTTTTTCTAAAGCAAACTCCAGTATATTGTGAAGTGCTTTTTAAATGTTTCTTGTTGCAATTTTCTCTATTTGTAATTAATTCTAAATTCTCAACATGATTATCTGTTCTTATTAAATTTATATGATTAACAACTATTTTCATACCACAAGGTTTATGGCCTAAAAAAGCCATTGCTACTAATTGATGAATTTTAAATATCTTTTGTTTACCTAACCTACATAAAGAAACTATTTTATATCCTTTATTTAAACGATACTTTAAATGAGATTCTCTTTTTTCGTTATTAAAATTTAAATTTTTAACATTACCTAAATTGCTAACTTGGTAATTTTCATAATCTGGAATTGATTTCCATGTTTCTTGTCCCATAAACGTAAAAACCCACAAGTCAAAAGGTCGTCGTCTTTATCTTTGTGGGAATTTTTATAATGTTGTTAGTTAGGCGACGACTCCTATAAAACAAATGTACAAATAATATTTTACATTACAAAATTATTTAAAACAATTTACTTGACTCATTGCAAGTATCGGGAATAGTAATATAATTAGTTTTTTCATTTTTTAGTTTTTAATTGCGTTAGGTGTTAGTGTTAGATTTCTGTTTATTAAATATTCTATTGTTTTGCCTTTTAATAATTTTAATGACAAATGGTCATCTTTACAAACTACGCAATCTATATTTGATGTTCTATTACATATTTCAAATCCCTCAAACAAAACTTTATCTTTTGCTTGTTGGTATTGGTATCTTAATTCATCGTAATCGCCTATTTCATTTTCATTGTTTGGCTCGTGAAATTCAGGCTCTTCCAAAACACAACCATCTTCATCACAAGGAACAAACATTCCTAAAGTTAAAGGTTGGTTTAGAAAGTTTGCGTAGTTATACATCATGCTTTCAGAATCAATACTATCTGATATTTCGTCGTAAGTTTTTAAAACAAACTCGGTCATACTAATTAATTTCATATCTCTAATTTTTAAACAATTCCATTATTTCACTTACTTTCTCATTGCTTCCTAGAATTGCGGCTAGTTGTTCTTCTTTGGTGGGTTCGATTGGTTTGGCGTATTTATAACCTACTACTAAAATCCCTTTCAACGAACAAAAAGCATAGTGCCTGTTATTTTTTTTAAATAAAACTTCTTTAGGTAAATAATCTGTCCCGTTATTACTCACCAACATCATAACTCCATCGCTTAAAGTTGGTATTTCATCTTCTACTAAATGAGCTTCTATTTGGTCGGCTGGGTAGCTCCATTCTGTTTTTCCATTATTAAATAAAACATTATAACAATTAAAAAGACTGTTTTTAGAATGTATCACTCCAATTTTACCAATAAAAGTATCCATTTCTTTATTGTAACTACAATCCGATGAAAACTCAAACTTAAAGCCTCGAACTTTTTTTCCTATTAATTTCTCTAGATTTTTCATAACCTTATTTTTTTAAATTAAAAAAGCCTTATATCTACTTTTACAAATGGTACTTGTAATTTCGTTATAAGGCTATAATATATTTTTTATCTAGGAGTACCATTCCATTATTGATATAGCAAATCTACAAATTAAAATTGAATTAACAACTGTTTTTGTGAATTATTTTTTAGTTAATTTTTTGTATCTATCTAATATCGCCAAATGCACGCATAAATTAATTTCGTTAGCACTAACTTGTTTATTGTATCTTATTACTTTTCCGTTATCCGAGTATAAAATATACCAACTCCACTTCTTTGTGAGTTCGTCTTTCATATATTCTGGAAACACTTTTACACCAGCTTTTATAAGTTCGTAATTCTGATTAGATACGTCTGGTAGGTTTGTTATTTCTTTGCGCTTTGCCATAATTAAAAAGGGACGTCGTTATCAATTCCATCATTTGAAGCAAAGGCTTCGTTTGGTGTTGGTTTAGGTAGTTCTATTTGTTCCAGTTTATTAAATTCGTATTCTATAACTTCATCAGCTAAAGAATAAGTAGGAACTGAACTACCTTTTTCGTAATATCTTCCAGACGGAATGTGATAATCAAACTCTACACTTCCGCCAATTTCACCTTGAAACTTCATTTTAGTTTTTAAGTTTTCAAATACTGTCATAGGTTCAATTTCTTCGCTGCCAAAGTATCTATAAATACTAAACCCGTCATGTGTTTGATTTCTAAAGTCTGAACTTCCGGATACATCGTAAAGGGTTGGACTTGCGTATAAACCATCTTGACCTTTTTGCATCTTTGTTGGGTGTGCTACTAAAAATATAATAACATTATTCATTTGGGCAAACATAGTAAGTTTTGTTAAGACTTCATTAATTTGTTCTAACTTGTTACCTTTACCATTAAAACCTAATTTATTAAAAGCATCGATTACAAAAATATCAATTCCATAATTAAACATTTGCTCTTTGAATTTTTCAAATAACCAATCCCATGTTGGAAACTCTCCGTTTTCTGTTCCGGTTAAATATAATTTTTCTTCTGCCCAATCTTTATACTTGTTAATTTCGTCTTTTGATATTCTAGGACAACCATCGTTATCTTGAAAGAAATTTTTTCCGAAAGTCTTTTCTATAAATGTAGTATGATGTAATTCGAATGGGTGGTGTTCCGGACTAAAAAAACTTGCTTTCATATCATAATCACGCAACAAATTTAAAACATACCATTCTGTAAAATTAGATTTTCCGTGTGATGGTATTCCGGTTCCGGTTATTAAATGCCCACGCATAACAGAAAATATATTTTTTAAATTACCAAAGCATCTATGTTTAGGGTAAATTGTTTCCGGAAACCCATTATCGTATAAATCAAAAATATTATCTAATACATCTGAAACTTTAAATGTTCCGGATACTGGATACTTTGTTTTATTATTAATTGTTTTATTTAGTGTGCCGGCTTTTAAATCGTCGTTAGCATCTTTACCATCAAATAAAATTCTTTCACATCTATAACGTCCTAAACGTTGTGCAATCTTATCTGCTACATTATTGCCACTTTCATCGTTATCAGTTGCAATATAAAACTTTTTAATATCTTTAATGTACTTTTCAGAATTTAACCAATAGTTGTCGTTATCGTTTGCCCCGTTAGGAATAGAAACTACATTTTTAATTCCAATTTCATAAAGTGCTAATACATCAAATTCGCCCTCAACTATGTAACATTCATTTTCTCCAATTACAGAATTTATATTATAGAAAATTGGTTTGCCATTTTTACTTTGTGTAAATTTTTTATTTCCGGAACGGTATTTTTTGTTTACCAATAAATCACCCTCGAAATAATTAAATACAATATTATTTACTTCCTTCGCAAGTGCCGGCTGGTAATATTTTTCTTCAGTAACGTTAAAATGATTTAAAGTGTATTGTTGTATTTTACGTTCCGTTTCAATATGTTTAACCAAAGCATCTGAAAGACTTGTATAATTTTTCCAATCTTGAACTGGTAAAGTATAATTTTCTCTTTCAACTGATTTTTCAATACTATCTTTAAAAAATAATGCACTACAACCATCATTAAAACATTTACCTACACCAGAATTAAAATTTACGTATAAACTTCTATCTTGTTTATTTTTTCGTGTATCTGTACAAGCCGGACATTTTAACTTTGCCGTTCCGTTGGTTTTATTCGTTTGAATTAAATCCCAATTTTGTATGTTAAATGTACTCATGATAATTTACCTCTTACGCTATTATAATTAAATCCTTTTGTTGTTGATTTTTTAGGTTCTTTTTTTAACCATTGCTTTGCAGTAAGATACAAAGAAACATATTTTTTATTTTCTTTATAATTTTCTACATTATCTAAAATTGAATCAATTGTTTTAATATCATAATCAACTTTTAATTTTTCTACTTCATCATTTGTAATAGATAAATGCAAAAAAGAACGATAAACATTTTCTTTGTTAATTTGTTCTATTGTTTCTTTGTTAATAGGTTTATCTATACTATCATTGCTTTCAACTCGCTTTTTACTTGCTTTAGCTATTGCTTTGTCAAGTGCTTTGTCAAGTGCTTTGTCATTTTTTACTAGAGCAACTATGTTGCTACTATATTGATTTTTTGATTTTTCAATCATTTTTATAAAGCCCCAATCAACTAAGTCATTTAATGTTTTAATGTAAGTTTTATATGATTTTATTCCGATAGCTTCTTTTGCCATCTCAGTAGGTAAACCAAATTTAGGTTTCCAGGCTAATCTATTACAATGTTCTATCGCAAAAAAGTAAAGTGCTGAATGATTTGGACTTATTTTTTCTGGGTTTTCAAAACACCAATCAAACCAAATTCTAGATAATTCGTAACTATTCATTTGTAAAAATAAAAATAGCCCACAATTTCAAACGGGCAGGTTTTACTTTTGTGAGCTTTTTTAATAAATTCTTTAATTTCTACCGAACCTGCCCGAACAATAGATATGCAATACTACAACATTATTTTTAATCTCGCAAACTTTTTCGCAACTTTTTTACTTTTTCCCTAATTTCTTTTAAGTTTTCTAAATTCCAAACCTTGCTAAATTGTTTGTCTATACTCGCTAAACTTTGCAAATCGTTGTATTTCTTTATTCCTATTCTGAAAGGTAGGTTTAAAGAATATTGTTCAAAATTACCCTCTTTAAACAGATTACATTGAACGCAACCGCCGTGAATATTGTCTAAATTAAATCGTAATGTTTCAAATGATCCAGCAGCGTAAAAGTGGGAAGCGTGAAAATCATCACTCCATTGGCAACCACAAGCAATACAATTCTTACCTTTGTCCCTTTTACGTACGTATGAATGAACTAAAGTTTTAGTAACTAACAAAGCACCAGAAATACCTTTTTTCTCTTTTAAATCCTTTTCTGCTTTCTCAAATTCTAAACGTGGCTTTTGTACTTTTAAAATACTTTTTTGCATTAGTGTTTTGCCAGCATCGGAATTAAGCAACCAATCGGAATAACACCCGCACATTTTTCCCAAGCCGTAAATACGATTTTCTACTTTTGTCATTTTACCACAACCGAAGCCAAAAGCTTTTCCTTGACCTTTACATTTTTTTTCTTTAATCATAATTAAAAATGTTTTTGTATTTCTTCGTCTAAACTTAAATTATCAATACCTAACCAATTACAAATAACTGATTTAGTTTTTTCGTATAACTCGCTAAATTCTGTATTATCCATCGAGATGAAAGAAATTGATTTTGCCTCTTGAATACATTCCCCTGTAATTGCGTTTGTGTGTTCCTCGAAATAACCAGCGTGTTTAATAATATCTTTACGCATTTTTTCAATACAACTATACGCTTCTTGGTTTTCGTATGCTAATTTAATCAAAACAAAATATTTCTTATGAAAAGCCACATTCCTTTTCTTTGTGTACTTTATTTCGAAATAACCATCTTTAGGAAATTGCGAAAACTTTTCTTTGTCCTCGTCAAAAGCTGGCTTTAAAAGTCCGTTAATTGTTTTTACTACGTATAGTTCCATCTATATAAAATTAGTTTTATGAATGGTAAATTTATCTTTTACAATTGGAAATTTTAAACGTGATAAAGTATAGTATTTTAAGTTTTCAAATTCACAACACTTTTTTAAATTACCATAAGTTTCTATTCTATCTGATTGGATAAATACTATTATTGATTGTCTTTGCATTTTATTTTAAATTTAAAGTAAAATTATTGTTCCATCTTTCCTAAAAGATTTTTCATCTTTATTTATTATTTCTCCTTTTTCATCCCATATCAATCGCCAAGCGAATTGCCCGTTATCAAAATATTTTTCACATTCCATTTTTAAAAAACTTTCATTTTCAATAGTTCTAAAGTTTGTAAATGTTTTATAAGAATCTATAAATAAAGGTTCTACAATAGCTCTTTTTTCTGTATAAAACAAAGCACCATTTTTATGATGCTCTGTTATTGTTATTATTTCTTTTATCATTATCTTATTTCTATTTGGTTTTTTTCAACTTGTTTAATTATGCTTTTTATATAAGACTCTGAACATAAACTTTTCTCTGCTAATTCCTTTACTTCTGTTTTAACTTTTTCTATTCCTTTAAAATGAATTGCCGTTAATACTATTCTCTTTACCATAATTTCTATTTTTTTAGTTGTTATTTCTTTTACAAATATACGACTAATTTTGATACTGCCAAATAAAAATACAATTATTTTTAAAATATTTGTAAAATAGTTATTTAATACAAAAAAAAATCCGCAATAAATTAATACTACGGATTTAATTAACTAAAAAAAACTAATTATGAAAGTGCTAATATACAACTTTTTTTAGTACATTTGACTAAACTAAAAAAAATATTTATGAAAAATCAATTCAGTTATCTAGATGAACAGATAACGCCACTATTAGAACAAGGAGAAAACTTTAGCGTAATTGCACGTAAATTACTTAATTCCGATGTAGGCGGTCAACTTAATATTAAAGTAAAGTTATTAGCTCAGTACATTACAAGGCATCAAAAAAGGTTATTAGATACGCACGAGGGTTTTTATGAGGCAACAAACCAAGTTGATATTCCAATTACTTCGGCTCGTAATATGTGGATTAAAACACAAAACAAAGAGGGATTAAATTTTAGTGTACTTGCTAAAAATCCAAACTTTGTAGACGAAAAAGCAGCAGAAGAAAAGAATATAATTGAAGATATTGAAAAAGCAATTGAAAACGTTTTAAGTAAGTTTAATAAAGAAGACTATATCTTTTGCCCTAACCAACAAGAAAGTAACTTAAAAGCACTTAAAATAACTATATCAGACGACCACGTAGGATTAGAACCAAACCCAAACGGTAACGGACTTTTTAAATACGAATACAATGCTGAAATTTATTCTAACTCATACGAAAAGGTTTTTAAAAGTGTAGTAAAAGAATTTAATACACACGGAAAATTTGACTTATTACTTTTAGATAATTTAGGAGATGAACAAGATGGTTGGAATGCATTAACAACAAGAGGCGGACACGAACTTTCTCAAAACATGACTAATGCAGAAGTTTTTGAAACTTGTATTGATGTTAAGGTAAAAATGATTAAGTCTTTAGTTGAAAATAATATAGCGAATAAAATAATTTTACGTAAGGTAACAAACGATAATCACTCTGGCGACTTCGGTCATACAATTAATTTAGCGGTTAAGAAAATAATAAACCTTATTTATTCTAATGATATTGTAGAAGTTGAAACGTTAACTGGTTTTTTAGAGCATAGAATTTACGGAGAACATTGTTTTATACTTACTCACGGAAAAGACGCAAAGCAAATGTTTAAAGGGTTGCCTTTAAAATTAGATGACAAAACAATAAACTACGTAAACGATTATATTAGATTTTACGATATTAATTCAAAATATATCCACGTAGAAAAAGGCGACTTACATCAAATAGGTTATAATAAATGCAATACTTTTGATTATAGAAACTTTATGAGTTTTGCCCCCCCGAGTAGTTGGGTTCAGCATAATTTTGGAGATTGTTATTCTGGTTATTCAATCCAAGTAATACCAAAATATGAGAATGAAATTTCGCATACAGATTATTTTTTAAACTATAAAAAACTAAATTAATTATTATGGAATCAAAAGAAAAAAGAATAAAGGAAATAATTGAACACTATGAAAATAGAGGTATAAATAAAGAAAACCTAAATACTTATTACAGAAAAATTTTAAAAGTGAAATATGAAAAAGCACACGCCTAAGGAACTTGAAGAAATATTTTTAGATTTAATAAGTCCGCAAGTATTTCGTAAAAACTTTAAAACTAAACAAGCATTTAAAGAGTGGCTAGAGTTTGGAACGATTATCGATTTAGAATGTACGCTAAAAAAGTTTATTGAAGCGGAAATGTACATTGATTGCGCAATAATTAGAGATGTGATAAAAAAAAAGAAACTTAAAAAATTAATGAAATGAAAAAAGCAATATTAACAGTTTTTTGTGTCGCAATCTTGACAAGTTGCGCAACGGTTAAAAAAACCAATACAGAAACGGAAGTAAAAACCGATAGTTTAGCAACAAAGGAAACTAAAAAAACTGAAACAGAAACTAATAAAAAAGAAACGATTTCAGAATATAAAGCAAATACTTTGTCTTACGAACCTATTAATATAAAAGTTCCGTATTATGTAGATGGAAAAAAATACGAGAATGTAAAAGTAGTAAGTAAAGAAGAAAGCGAGTATAAAAAGATTAATGAAGAACAACAGAAACAAATAACTACTTTAATAAACGAATTAAACGCATTAAAAGAGGTTATTAAGCAACAAAGTAATAATAAAGATAAAGATTATAGCGTTGCAATAGAAATAGTCGCAAATCGAATATTTTTGCTTTTAATCATTATGTTTATAATTGTAATGGTTGCAAATTATTTAAAAAGAAAAGCCTCTATAATTTAGAGGCTTTTTTAATTTATGTTTTATTATATTCTGAAATATATTCTTTGCATTCTGTTAGGTATTTTATAAAGGACTCCAACTCTTTAATATCTAAAGAGGCATCTAATTGCTTTTCTCCTATAATTAATTGAACTGCCATTTCTCTAATTTCTCTGTAAGGCTCTAATTCATTTGTTCCGCATACATAAAATTCTAAATCAACACTATTTTCCATATTGATTCTGTAAATTTGATTTTCCATAATTTCTATTTATTTATTTGTTAAATACGCTATTAAGTAGCGTGTATTTCTTGTTTTTGGGTGGATATGCGATATAAAGTAGCGCATAGCGATGAGTTAGTAGCAAGACTACGAATTGTATTCAAACCACATATAAACATTGTCGTAAAATGGAATTAAAAATTCACCTCTACCGCAATCTTCATCATAAATTTCGCTCCAATTATAATTGTGGTCAAAACTTTGTTCTTCGACCTTTTCTAATTTGAATTTATTAGGGTCAATATCTCCATATTCAACAACGCCTATCATTGCTACATAAGATAAATCTTCTCTCAAGTAATCAAATGCTTCTGTAATTTTTTCTTTTATTGACATTTTATTTTATTTATAATTAATAATTGTTTTCTCAACCCGTCCATCTACTAACATACGCTTGTAGCTATATGCACGGGCATTTTCTTTCTTTTCACGTTTTATCTTGGCATACAGCCACAAGCTTTTCCGTTATAAGGCAGTTTAAGAAACCGACTTCGAAAGAAAATTTTCAATAGCATTTAAACCTTCTTCTTTAGAATTAAATGTTTCTGAAAAATCGGTATCAACTAATTTTCCTTGGTAGTTTGCAGAAACAATAGATGCTAAAAATGTTTTACCCCCATCCATTGTAAATAGAGAATATTTTTCTGTTTTGTTGTTGTTATACTTTTCATAAGCATAACAAAATTCAGGTCTTTGTCTGTTTTTTACGATTTTAAATTCTGATAAATTCATTTTATTTAGTTTTTATTGATTAATATTTAGTGCTAAAAAACCGCCTTATAACAATCGCTACATTTCAGCTTTTGCATTTGGCATTGGGTTAATATTGTTTTGTATTTGTAATTATTTCGCTTATCCGAAAGACTTGGCTTTTTTACCCCAAGCCGAAAGTGTAGCGATGGACGTTAGCAGTAATTATTCGTCGAGCCATTCATTAAGCTCATCTCGCAATTTTCTAACTTCATAATCTGTTAAATGAATCCAATCGGAACAATATTTAGAATCAATTTCTAATCTTAAATCATCAGTTCCTTCGCCTGTATGTGAATCGGTTGTTATTAATTCAATATTTCCCCAATCTTGTGTTTTAATTGTGCTACTCATCACGTTTAGTATTATAACTACTGCTAACAACGGTTATACAATAGTTGGGTTAATTGTTAAATTTAAAATTTTGTTTGTGTCGGGATAATTTGTGTTAATCGGAAAAATTACGGCTTACTTAATCCCAACCATCGTATAGCCGTCGAACGTTATAAGAAATAGCTACGATTCGTTTTCATAATTTATTCTTTAAATTTATAAATGTAAATTGTATCTATTTTTTTTCCATTAGTTTCTAATTTAAAATCAGGTTTTATAATTACTTTACTTTCAAAAGTTTGTGGCTGTATGCCAAGATAAAACGTGAAAAGAAAGAAAATGCCCGTGCATATAGCTACAAGCGTATGTTAGTAGATGGACGGGTTGAGAAAACAATTATTAATTATA